ATCCCCCAACATTTACACCGTTATAATATAGATCCTGAGGCGTTGGTACCCACCCTTCAAAACTTCCGATAATACCCATTATCGACTCATTCTTTTTGATCTTCTCCGGCGTAATCCCTGCCATATTACGGATATCGGCCCATGACAGGAACACATTGGCGTTCTCGTTATAGTATCCCTGAGGCACCTTGACCCACATCCGCTGATTGCCTGCATCATTACCTTTGCTGTTGCCCCAGTCGTTGTAATCGCCACGGTTGGGCATGGTGCCAGTATATTCCTTGCCATCGTTGTTTGTAAATGTCTTGCCTGCTAGAACATCCGACGGCACCGCATTGCCGCTTCCCAGGATAATCTTTCCGATATTGGCCGCCATCTCCCCGAATGTTGCGGTTGCCGCTGTAGGTACCCGTTTCGCAGTGATGGCTGCGGCAACCTGTGCTTTTCCATCACTGACAGATTTTTTTAGGTCTACCATATCCTCTGACAGACCGTTTACTACCTCGTTGGTGGCGTTAATATGTTCAGCTGTGAACAGGTCGCCTTCCTGGCTATAGACCGTCACGTCCTGAATCTCAGTGTTTCCCGTACCGTCCTGGGACAGCTTATACTTCCTGTTTCCCTCAAAAATATCATCCTTGAAATCTGTTTTTAATGCCATGTCTTACCTCCTGTTTCCCAACATCTTCCGCCCCAGATGAAAGCTTAACCGCCTCTGCCCCGATATCATACTGTCATACATATCTCCCAGATCCTTTAATATCTGCTCAATATCATTGGCCTGGTAGATGTTATCATATGTGATCTTTACCGGAGTTGGCGGGGTGCTGGACTTTACAAAATATGCCGTTCTCACCTTTTTGATATTTTCGAGCAGTCGGGCCATTTCTGTATCTGTACGGTAGTCCTCCATCTTCCATTCCTTGGTTTTTATATCTACGCCAAACCGCTGTGCCAGAAGAGCACAGGCCTGCTCTACCCGGTTAAGGCAGATATAATCTGCATAGACCTTATCCAGATCTGCTGCAAGGTCTGCACTGGTCCGGTCTGTAATCAGTGTATCCAGCACTGTACTCATCCCACTGTCACCTCCGCTGTGATTTTTCTCCGTGAAAATTTCATATCCAGTTTCCGGATCATTCCCTCCATTGTGCCTTTAAATCCTGTTGTTACCCGAACACGATTTCCAAGTTCCTGATCGTTGATAACTGCCCGGAAGCTGACACTCTCATTATTGCTGTAGTAATCATATACCCTGTTTAATACCGCCTGCGCATTTTCCATGGTGACAAGGGTTGCTTCTTTTACCTCGGCAATATTTTTATTCTGGGTAATCTTAGGGTTCTCTTTTAAAAGAGTGATCGTATTGTGGTTATATCTAAGCCCCGTCAAGACAACCTCTCCGCCATTAGAAGTGATATATGCATAATTGGCCCCGTGCTTTCCTATAGTACCGCCTGTGATCGACAGACTGTGGTACGGTTCGGAAAACTCCAGCTTAGTTTCTCCTGTTAAGCTTCCCTTATACAGCTCTGCTGACTCCTGGCTCGGTATATAGCTGTGTGCATACAGCCGGATTCCCGTCACCATTTCACTGTGATCCACAGTGAGACCCAGAAAGATATCACGTCCAGTAAATTCTGCCGTCACCTCTGTCTGCTCCGGGTATACATACAGCTGGCGGTCATAGCTTGTATCTACCAGAGCACCAATCGCAAACGCAAGCTGCTGCAGGGCGCTGCGTTTACTGGTAACGGGTAAATATCCGCTTATTCTGGTCTCCTTATAGGCATCATCTAAAAAATATGCAATGCCTTCACCTTCCATAATATTGTCCAAAATCTCAGACACCAACATATTTTCATAGATTCCACCCATAAACGGATTGTTATCCAAAATCCCGACCGCATCCTGTGTCTCCACTGAGTACCGTTTTTCCCCGATCTGTTTTCCGTCCTTAAGGTAATAAATCCCCAGAATCGCCTCGTCAAAATACAGGGTCTGTTTCTGCTTTTTCTGGAACTCAAACGCATACTCTGTTTTACTTCGGATCGTGTAATCCATCGTATTTATGCTGACCTCTTCAGAGATTGAATTGAGTTCCATCAGGCAGTTAATGTCCTCTATTTCATCATCCTTAAATACCCGGATCAGCCCCCATATAATATGAGTCAAAAACACATTACGATATGGCTTGCTGGTTTCCAAAAACGTAATGACTACTTTATTGTAATAATCCACTACTCCGTAACAGAAATAATTATAACTGTCCGGTTCGTAATCCTGGTCCTTTAACAGTTCCTCATCACGATACCATTTTATATTGATCCGGCTGCACCGGTCTTCTGTATAATCGTTGAATCTCAGCGTAACCCCAACGCTGGAATAATTCTGGCTGAAAGAAAATGTGATTGCAGGCGGTACTACAAATGCACCATCAGGGCCGGATATACTGTCGCTTACATACCCCATCTCTTCCAGCTGATCCGGAGCGTTGGAATAACCTCCGTCCATCTTTGCATAACGCGGCAGGCACAGTGCATAATCCGGAAACTCAACCCCTTCTTTCAAATCCTGCAAATTTACATAATAATCCTTGTCCGGTGTCTCTGCTGTATTATTCTCTGCTGCTCCCAGAGCGATATCGTCATAAACGATTTTCAAGCCGCCTGCATCCGTCATCCTCTGGTTTTTAATAACAGCTAGCCATAGATAACGATATGGCCTACTGCTTTTAAGGAATGTAATTGCGATCTGATTGAACAGCGGCACTTTGGCTCGACAGAAATACTCTGTCCCGTCCGGCTCAAAATTCTGCTCATGCACCAGCTCCCCGTCCTTATTCCATCGGATCTGAATACTGGATGCATAGTCGCCACTTAATCGGTTAAAAACCAGATATATACCATTACTTGTCTTTAGACGGTCAAATGTCACCGTGATTACCGGAGGATTTTCAAACCTTCCATCTTGGCCGCTAAGGGCTGTACTGATGTAACCATACAGCCCCTTTTCTATCTGGTCTGGGGCATTAGGATAGTTGCTGTCCATTTTTGCATACCTCGGGAGGCACAGAGCATAAGGTGGGAGCTGCTGCTCCATATTTGCAAGATCCTCGACTGACGCATATGGCTGCTGCCCATTGCTCTCCACCCTGATATCCCATTTCATTTCCTATCGCCTCCTCTGCGGTTCCATTGCCGTGAAATTCAATGACAGGCCATCCATGCCCCACAGGTTCTTCCCGTTCCGAATACGGAGCTTGTCCTTGCCCTGGGTGACGTAAGCACGAAAGGTTAATGTCTCCTGTCCATATGGGAACGTCATTTCATGGCTGTCCCTATTAGGATCTGAAACAGCGTCATAAAATGCATCGTAGGAGGCTGTATCCCCATCTTTTGGGTATACCTTCATAGCATAATTATAAAACGTGCCAATTACATCACGCTCCATAGTGTAGTTCATGGTACGCCCTGACTGGTCTGTGTCTGTCACTGCAAAACTCCGTTCCAGAGAATCAGACTCCACTTCCACGTTATACGCTCTGCCATCCATTAAAAATACACTGTCCGCCATCAGGTTCCTCCTATCACTACCAGGCTTACGCCTCTACGCGCCGCCTCACGGTCAAGCTCTGGCTTTAATGCTCTTGCCAGTGCCGCCATACTTCCGGTCAGATTTAATACGATCTGGATTGGCTGGCTGCGGTCTCCCTGTTGCTGGCTAAGCAAAGTATCGAGCCTTGCAATCAGATTAGACAATAATTCTTCCTCCGCATAAGATCGGCTCCGCATAGACGCGGCCATATCTCCAGCCCGTGGCGGAACAATACTCCCTCTTGCCATCTTAGGAAGATATGCTGCCGCATTAGGGATATCAATCCCTATAGGAAGACGGATCTGTACGCCGTCAAATACATCCATAACACCATCCAGCCAGTCCTGCACAATACTACGGGACGATCTTGCCATATCAGCAATACCATTGTTGAATCCACGGACCACATACTCTGCAATGTTGTAAAACTCTCTTGAGGGAGAATTGATGTCAAACTCTTCCTCAGCTTCTTCCATTGCCTCAGCCGCCCACTTCCGGATCGCATCCTTTGCCATATATGCAAAATCGCTGATACCATTTGCAAAGCCCTCGTTGATCCGCTTTGCCATGTCGTAGAATGCTGCATACATTCCGCCAGTTCCCTGAGGATCACTGTCTCCCCAGAACCATTCCCTGACATTTCTGGCCCACGTTTCTACAGGCCCCTGAGTTTCGGAATGGCTACCTTCTATTTTGGCTTTAAATGCCTGGATAATAAGGTCTGCGAATTTCGTCCAGGAAAGCTCATTTACTCCCTGGTTTTCGTCAACACCCACGAACCACTTCCTTACGTTTTCGGCCCATGTTTCCATTACCGTCTGGGACTGGGTATAATTCTTCCTTACAGTATTGTTAAATCCTGACATAATACTATTGGCCCACTTCTTGGATTCTACGGAATCCCCTGTTCCTATTCCAAACTTTTCTGAGAACCAGTTTGCCACGCCAGAAGCCCATGACTGTACCACATTCTGGGAAGCAGTCTGTTCGCTCGTCACGCCCTGGTTAAATCCCTGCACTGTGTAGGAGCCAATCCCTGCCAGAACAGTAGACGGGCTATGGATTCCAAGTAGGCTCTTCAAGCCGTTCACAAATGGATCTGTAATGTTTGCCTTAATAAATGCTCCGGGATTTGAGAAAAACTCTTTAATACCGTTACAGAAACCATCCCAGAGATACTGACCCATTTCAGCCATAACGGTAGAAGGGCTGTGGATTCCGAAAAGTTCTTTGAAATACTTCACAAAAGGATCCACTATATTATCTCTGATAAATGCTTTCGGATCAGAAAAGAATGTTTTCACTCCCTTGCAGAATCCTTCCCAAAGACTCTTTCCTATTTCGGATAAAAGACCCCAAGAAGCCAAAACTACAGCCTTCAATGTCTGGAGCACAGCATCAATAACAGCTAACAGGATTCCCCACCAGTCTATCGCTAAAGCCATTTCAGCAACGCCAGTTCCTAAGGCTGTCCAATCCGTTTCTTTTATAAATGTTACAAACGCATTTAACAATCCCAGAACAAAATCGCTGATGGCTGTACCAGATCCGGCCCAATCAAATGTCTGGAAAAACGTACTTAGGCTCAAGGCGATTGAGCTACCGAATCCTGTCCAGTCAAACGTCTGAGCAAAATTCCCGGCAATAGCAAATAATCCGCTCAATCCTGTGGCAAATAGCAGCCCAAGCATTCCCCAGTCAATTTGTGATATGATTCCGTTAAGTCCATTTCCAATAGCCTGTCCGATCAAGGGCCAGTCAGCAGTGTCCACAAAACCATACAGACCCGAAATTTTTGCTTGGAAAAATGCTCCCAGAGTGGCTCCAAATAAATTCCAGTCAACCGTAGCGACCATACCGTTAAGCCCCGTTGCTAAAGCTGATCCCAGCATAAGCCAGTCAATCTGAGTAAGAAGCAGATATAGTGTATTCGCTAACGTATTGATCCCTGTCCCCATCATGATACCGATCGAATACCAATCAATATTTGCGACCAGGCTGTTAAACAGCGTAGTAAATGCTGTCACAAATGCGGTGATCTTAACGCCTACATTGTCCCAACTTATATAGTCCGTAAACTTCTGGACTGATTCATTGACCTTCTGACCAATCAACTGCCCAATACCTTCCCAGTCTCCGGCCTGCCACAGTTCTTTCAGCTTGTTTGCAAAATCACTGATTCCCTGATCGATTGCTACAGTTTCAAACATCTGTGAGGGATCTATACCTCCACCTGATCCACCGGAGGAACCGTCAGCCCCTTCTCTTTGAATTTGCACCAGATCATCAAACGGAGCCAGTGCCTTTTTCGCATCCTTTCCTGCCTGCTTTGCTGCACCTCCGGTCTTTTTCAGACTGGCTGCATAATCTTTATTTACTCGTTTGGCTCTAGTAAACGTACTTTTACCTGTAATGGCTGATAAAAACTGACCGATTACGTTAATAGCCTGAATCAACTTCTGAATCAGAATATCCAAAGCAGGAACTACAACACTGGTTAATGGTGCAAATGCAGCCGCAAATGAATATTTAAACTGGCTCAAGGATGAAGTAAACGAACTCATGACCACATTAAACGAAGAGGAATATTGAGCCATGCCCTGAATACCGTCTTTAAATGCTCTCGTTATTGCCGAAAGCCCTCGAAACACAGCCGAAAACATGATGCTCTGTCCCAACATTCTGAACATGGACAAACCTTTATTCCCTTTTTTGGCACTTTTCCCTAATCCTAAAAATGCCTTACTCATTTTTAACAATGCTTTCGTCGCACTGGATGCTGCGGCCTTAATTCCCTTTAATCCAAGAGTCCCCATTGTCACAGCCACTTTTCGGGCCATGCCTAACACGCCATTTAGTGCAAGGTGAAACAGTTTAATCGGAGCGACTTTAAATCCATTTGCAATTTTTGCTCCTAATACAGTAAAAAAAACAGGTAAATGTGCAAATGCTGCTTTTACAGATGCGACCACTCCTACATATTGCTGTGTCTGGGCTTTTGTGTTTACCAGTGAAGCCTCGTACTTCTTTAATTCAGCGGTCATCCGTGCAATCTCAGAAGCATTTCGGTCATATTCGGCATAACCCAGTCCTACTCCAGCAGATTTAAGTTCTTTCTGTCTTGCCTGAAGCTGTTGCAGTCTTCTGGTAAGATCCACGATCTTCTGGTTACTAACTTCCGCACTTTCTGCTATAGCTGATAATTTTGAGGCTTCTTTTGCAGCCTTCCCTTCTTTTCCAATCAGCTCCATCAGGCGTTGCTTTTGTATATACAGCTGATTGTTTAAATACTCCAGATCAGAGGCCTTCTTTTGGTATGATGAGCTTTCCTTCCCTGATGTAAAAGCCCGGTCTCTGTTGATGGTATCCTGCAACTCAGCTTGATATATTCTAAGTTTCTGGCTTGTCTCATCAATATCATATTGCAAGTTTTTCCATCTGGAGGAATTTTTCTTAACACCCTGTTCCTCCATTTTGTTTTGCCGCTCAAGAAGTCCGTCTAGCTTTTTACTTGTTTTCTCTACTGCATTGGACAGCGTATTATACTCATCGGTCGGTATCTCCGTTTCACCTATATGCTGTATTTCTGCCTGAAGCTGTTTTATCCTTGCCTCTGTCCGTGCTATCTGATTTTCTACACTAGAGATCTGTATCGGTTTTGAAAAAAGACTATTGATCTCACGGCCTGCGGCCCCCACAGCTTTGGCGCATCTGTCTGCTGCTTTTTTGATAGAACTCGTTCCGTCCTTGAACCCCTCTGTATTGACCGCAGTATCAAATCTCAGGCTTCCATCTGCTGCCATGCTCTCACCTCATTTCCGGGCATAAAATAAGACACCTTCCGGTGCCTAACCCAATAGCTTATTCCAATAATCAATCTCTTTCTGTTCTTCTTCTGTATATCGGGTCTTCAGATCACACAGCTTTTTGTTATTTCTGTAAAATTCCTCCTCCCATTTTTCCAGCCGCTTCCCCTTGGCCTTTTTCTGACGGATTCCCAGAACCGTGGAAAACGTTCCCTCCTCAATCTCCATGAAATACCCAGCAAACGTCCACCAGTGAAGATAGGGGACAGCTCGTGTTTCTATGCCGGCTACTTTATTGACCGCAGGGAACAGGATCGCCTCATCCTGCTCCCAGTCCATCATCTTTTTAGCCGGTCTTTTATCATCATCTTCCCTGCCGCAGTCCACAAACCATTTCGCCTGCAAGACAGCTTCCCCTATATGTTCCTGAGGGATCTGGCTGTATCCCTTCCTGTACAGCCTTCTTAGAAGTATTTCAAGCTTTTGGGCGGCTGTCAGACCCGGATCTGTACAGGCAGACAGAAAGATCAGGATATTGCGGTAATCTGTTTCAATCGGATATGTAACTCCGCCCACTTCAAGGCTGTCCGGCAGGAACTTCATCGGCTTCCACGTCCTTTAAATACTGGTTCATCTTCTCTCGGTTCTTTTCGTTATAGGCTTTTACAGCCGGCTGCATCAGTTCCAGCAATCCATTTAAAACCTCTTCAAAAAGATAATTCTGACCGATAATGCATAACGGGGACTGGCCTGCAAAAATCGTGTCATACACATCTGCATTGAAAATGCCATTAAAGGCCTTACGCATGGCAGCCGTAAATTCAGCCACATATGCCCCGTTCTTTTCCAAATCCGTTTTAGGGCTTCCGTCCGGATTCAGCTCAATCCCTTCCGGGATCTGGTAAGCGCCAAATTCACTCTGGACGCTCAAAACACGGTTGATAATCTCCGGATCAGCCGGGTTAAACCGGATCACCCGGTTCGGATCATCGTTAACCATAAAACTCTCATAACCATCATTAAAATTAAGACTTCTCATTTGGATTCCTCTTCATTCTTTCCCATCTTCTGTAAATGTCTTTGTAGTCAATGCGAACAGCCCCTTGATCCGGTTGCCCGTGTGATGTACATTAAACGGGATCTGGTATCCGGTTGTATCACCGCCATAGCTGGAAACCTCAATAATGGCATCTTCTTTATATGCCACATAGGAGCCAGTCTTTGACTCATCCTCGTCCCAAAGATGCACTTCCACCACGGAAGTCTTCAGGTCATCCAAAGTCTGGCGCTCATCAATGATTGCCTGCAACCGTTCAAACAGAGGATCGCCAATCTCTGCATAATACGGTTCAGCGGATGCCTGAGGCTGATAGCTGTCCAGATTTACAGAGGTTTCACCTAAAATATTGTTTTTAGTTTCCACATTGGCGTTCATTTCCACATTGAACTCTTCCAGATCCTTGCCTAAGCGGACATATTTTGCCGTCTCTGATCCCGCTCCCGGAGCTGCCGAATCAATATAGTGCGCCATGAATTTACGTTTGATTTTCCCTGTTACTGTTCCTGGCATTTAAAATTCCTCGCTTTCTATTTTATACTGGGCGTAGATCTGTAGCTGATACATTACGCCGCTGTCAATGGTGTCCCCCATCAGTCCCATGCTCATTGCATTGGCTGCGGTTGCCTTTAAAAAAGTTCCCTTTAGTTCCTGTTCTCCGGCCTGAAATGTAAGCTCATCCCCGGAAGGCAGACGCTCCAGCCAGAGTGACAGCTCCAGAAGGAAGTTACTGTTTGCCAGCCGGTTATAGTCCGTAAAGGACTGACCGACTGCATACATAACAAAATTATGCTGCCGGATCTGGTTTCCCAGCACATCCTCCTTTACCAGACTGTCCCCGTTGCTGGTCAGGCCATAATTGACCGGATCAGGCTCCGTAAAATCAATGTGAATCTCATCCCCGGCCAGAAACTCGGATATCTTGGGATACTTCGTCAATGTCTGCCGCATATAGTCTATGATGGTCATGAACTTCCCCTCCTGTCTGCCAGAGCCTGCGCCGCCTGGAAAATATCATCCTTGTGGTCTGCCTTCATCCTCTCAAACCACTTCTTTCCCCGCATGGGAGCCCCTGCATAGGTAAGCGCCTTCCCGGTCGGAACTTTAATCTCATTCTTTTTCGCCCACGCGCTTCCTGTAGTAGGTGACACATACAGAACCCCCTCATAGAGGTAATGAGCATAAGGCCCAGGAATGTCGATCTGCCCGGATCCGACCACAGTCGCCATAACCATCATGTGTTCCAACTCTCCCGCCTGTCTGCGTGGCATATATGGGGACATGTACCTCATGCACTCACTGTCTACCAGCTTTTGTACTGGCCCATTTTTCTGCAAACCGCGATCCCTCAGAAGGACCTCTGTGGACTTCATTTCAAATTTAACCTCTATACCTGCCTCCTTACTTACAAGACAGCTCATAATGCCATACTGATTCACTGCCATACAGCCTTTCATCTACTGTGGTAATGGTCACATAATCATGAGCTGTTTTTAGGTCTGCCAATGACTTCGACAAGGCCTCCTGCGTGCTGCTGTCGATTTCATCTGTGATAATCCCTTTGACAACCAGATCCTTTCCTCTGGTAATATGCAATGGATGATTCAGGCTCTCATATGGGATTACCAGCAGGACAGAAGCTGCATCCTTCTGCCCTGTCTTCAGGAATGTGGACTGTTGCACATCCTCCCAGTACACTCCCTCAATAGGAACACGGGTATATCGTACGTCCCTGCCCTCTTTGCTGTACAGATACAGCGTTGCGTCTGAGTTGGTATACATCTCACACCCCCTGATAGCACAGACCGGTACCTCCAAGCCATTTCATCACGATGGCCTCCTGCTCCCCGTCATATGCGGAATCACTCTCTCCCGAAGAGGCGAAGCTGACGGAATAGGTTCCGATCTTCTCAGATGTTTTTCCGCCAGAATCCCTCTTCTGCTTTTCTCTGGAAAACTCAGCCTCTGCCAGCTCACAGCAGCACAGGCGCACCGCCTCCGGAATCTTCGCCGTCTGCTTTAAACGTCCGAACGTATAACTGTCAATCACCTGGCTGGCCTGACGGGAATAGAAGTCAAAGCCGGCGCTGATGACCGGCTTACGGCCTAACAAATATCGGTCTGTATAGAATCCTTCATCTGCATAACTCATCAGCGCCCAGCTCCTTTCTACGCATTCGGGATCAGGGTAACTGCTTTAGGTACTGCGGACTTGTCCACAGACACTGTTTCTGTCACAGTGCCATACCCGCTCTTCCTGATCTTTGCCGGATAGGTACCCGGACGCAGATGGAACTCTGCCACGCCGGAAGCATTGGTTTTCAGTCTGGAACCATTGACGTCTACAATGGCACCTTCAACCGCTTTCGGCTCACTGTTGTTATCCTTGACTGTAAATGTAACCTTCTGGGTGGTCATTGCCGTCACTGGCTCCAGATAAGCAAACGGACAGCCCACACGATCCTCATCCATCCTGGTTGCAGGGTTCGGGAGCGCCCATCCCATACGAAATACGACACGCAGCGCCACCATGTCCTGCTGAGCCAGGTTGTAAGCGATTTCTTTTGTAGCAGGATCCTGAATAACACCCTGATCCAGGATCTTTACAGTGATATCCTGACGGATCGCGTATACAGCCTGTTTGAAATCACCAATAATCAGCTGAGCAATCGTATTGTCAAATGCACCGTTCTGCGGGAAATACATAGGCGCACCATCCAGTGCATAGTTTGTGGATCCCTGCATATCTGACTTAAAGATCGGGGTTCCATCCGTAGCCTTAATCCCTCTCAGTTTTGCCCTCATTCCCATGGAAGCCAGCGCACCCGTGGACATATAACCGTCTTCCTCTACCTTGGAAATAACACCGCCTTCTCCAAGAATCAGATCATAATAATCAGGGCTGCCGCTAGGCGCTACGTTATTACCTGCCTGACGTGCCAGAGTAACAATATCGTTCTGCCACTCTGCCGGACGGTTCACACCAAAGATAATGGCACTGTCCACCTTCTGGCCGATCGCCTCATTCACCCTCGGAGTGATCTCCCCGAAAATGTCAAACTCTGCATCATCTAGTACCGCCTCCGGAATCGGAATGATGACTGCCAGCTCTGCCGCATTGATATACACATTATCCCATGCCTGCTTGCTGGTCTGCTTCATACCGGTATCACCGTTTACCCAGTAAGCAGTTGGCAGGAAATCCAGTACGCGGATACGGGTCTGGTTACTTGTCATATTCGGCAGCTTGCGCGCTAAAGACATAAATACCGACTGTTTGGGCGCGTCCTGAAAAATAGTGGATACCACCTGCTCACGGATAATGGCCTCTGCATCGGCCCTGCTTGTAATATGTACTGCCATATTGTTTGCCTCCTTATTCTCTTCCTAAAATGTTTCTTAATGCTGCATTGGCTCTGGCTTTTGTGTCCTCCGTCGCTGCACCGCCCGGGCCAGGCGTAGAAGACACCACTCTGGGAATACTGACGTCCTGAAACAGATATGCATTGTCCTTCTTCACCGCATCCAGGGCGGCCTTGATGTCTGCTTCCTGGTTCTTGCTGCCTTTCAGCTTTTCAACGTCCAGGAATGGCATGACGGCTTTCAGATTCCTTGGTTTATAGCCCTCTGCCGTTGCCTTTAACAGGTCATTGAAATCCCTGTCGGCAATCTGTTTCTGATACTCTGTCTCCTTGTTTGCCAGATCAGCAGTCAGCTGGGTAATCTTGCCCTGAAGTTCCTGGACATTTACTCCCTCAAAGCTCTTGAGCGTAGTCTGGGCCGCCGCAAGCTGGGTCTTGTAGTTGTCCCGGTCCTGCTTAATCCCGTTAAGCTCCTTACCATACTCGGCCATTACATAATCGATCTGTTCCTGCGTCAGACCCTTTGCCTGTAAATCTTCTGTTTTCATTCCCTGTGTCCTTTCTTTGTATTGATTCGCCATTAGGTTATTTATAGGTGTGTAACCATCCACCAAACGAATGACTGTTTTAGGTCTCATCATCTGACCGAAAAAAGGCGTAAAAATAACACCCAAGCCTCTGCCTGCGTGTCTATGACTAATTCTATGACTATCTTAAATCTTTCTATGACTTATTCAATTTTTCCGCACTTAACGCACCGCCTCACATAGCCGCCATAAGGGCCATGACGGCGGCACCAGTGCTTTCTATACTGATGTTCACATCCAGGCTTTGTTCTGCAAAAGAACTGTTTCAGCCATCTTAACAATCTACTCATTGTGTGCTCCTTCCTGTTGCGACGTCGCAACGCCCATTACATGGGATAACAGATATTTTCCCACTTCTTATAGGCATCAAAGTACAGCTCATTCTTATCGCCGTTGTAAGTCAGCTCATAATACATACCATCAGATACAGGCGTACTGAGCAGAGCCTTGTGATTCTGAAGGCTCTTGCTGTACCAGACCACAAACACATCATTCACCGTCATAGTCGGAGTTGCGTCTGTCTTATCCTTCTTCTGGTTGTGATACTCTGCTACCTTGGCCTTGCAGATGTTTAAAAATTCCTGACTTCCCATTGTGATTCCTCCTTAATTTTGCGTATAAAAATACCACCGGCCATTACTGACTGGTGGTATCTACTCTTCTTCCCATTCGGTTAAATCTTCCCATTCGGTTAAATCTTCACTTTCCTTTTTCAATCGTTCTAATTCTGCATTTCTTTCCTCTTCTGTCATTTCTTCATGGACTATGGCATCCTTACCCCTTATTTTAACTCCTTCCATTCAATTCCAAACTCCTTTTCAAATTCTTTTAATGCAATCAGCTGTGCATCTTCTATGCCATAAGTGTATGGCTTGGAAACATATTTGTCAACGGTCTTATTAAAATATTCACTGCGAAATGGTTTATCTCCGGCTTTATACTGGAACACTCTTCCATCATGGGTGACTACTACTCCAAATACATATCCTCTTGCTCCAGCAGATACAAAATCTCCTCCTGTAGGATATAAATTTGTTGGGTGATTGTGCATCCCTATAATCCCCTCTGTTTTAGCATAACTCCGAATCTTCTCGATCTCTTCTTTGGATAATTCCACTCCCAGGTCATTAGATCCGCTTGTTTTAGAAAAAAGCCTTTTTCCGCTCTTCGCACTGATAATATACAGATCTTCTCCGTCACTTCCGTTTCTATGGACAAGCATGGATCTTGCATATTTCCTTAAAGAATCATTTACTGTTGAATTTCCAGTAAGTTGTGTAAATTTACTTCTGAACAGATCCGTTTCAATCTTCTTTAAGTCAACAATATTGCTGCCCTTACGAAGATTCTCAATATTCGCACTTTCTGTTTCTGTACGAATAAAAGTCTTTTCTCTCCCGGATATATTTTTTGCGATCCTCAGCCGTTCCCGCTGCTGCCTAATCCCCATTGCCTTTGAAAACTCCACATAGGTCTTGTTAGTCAGCCTCAGCCTGCTCTTAGCCGCTGTAATATCATCCGGGTCAGCCTTAGCCTCCTCTAAAAGCTTAACATCCTGCTTCTGTTTCCGGATTGTGCGCTCCAAGCGCCGTTGATACTGTAAGGCTCCATATGTATCATATTCGTGCCCGTTAAACAGCTTTTTTTCATTTTCTTTCCGGTTCTGTTCTTCCAGCCACTCATCTGTATACCTCCGTTTGCTGATACCGGGAAGGAAGGGAAAACGGATATGGTAGCAGTTAATGCCGGCAAATCCCAGCATCTCCCCCAGCCCGCAGACTGTCCGCATCTCCTCAGAGGAATAAACCTTCCCCTGCCAGCTCTGATGGTTCAGGTACCCGGTTCCTGTGTTTCTAGCTCCCATGTGCCAGTCCACTTCCCAGTAATCTGTCCCCAACTCCTTGGCATTCTTCTCATTCACTTTATCAACCATTTGGGCTACGCCCGTCATCACCGCGCGCCTTGCAGCTACCTCAATCCGGTCAGATTTGCCAGATGCATAATCCACAGTCTGGATACCGCTGGATGTCATCTCGTCAATGACCTCCCCTATGGCCTGGCTGTATGTCCTTGTGCCGGTAGTGATCCCCAGCATGGCCTTGTCCAGGCTGCGCTCCAGATACTCCGACAGCGGCGTGAATACCTTCTTCCCGCCCATCTGTACATTAAACCCTGTTGTCTGGGTGATGTTTTCCATCGGCCTCAGGCTGTCTCTGGTCTGTTCCCTGACTGCTTCCACGACCTGCTGAAGCCATTGGTTTTCTTCGTAGGGCAAATAGTCCCGGCCTGCGGCCTCATAGATAGCCTTGTTGCGGATATAATCAGACTGTGCCGCCTGATCGTAGATCTGGTCTATATCAAGCCCTGCTGACTCTATCCCCTCCTGAAGCAGGCGCTTGATCTCTTTCCGACTCTTGCCAACAGCGTCCATCCGGATCAGCAGCCAATCAATCACCGGAGTGATCTGGGACACCTCTTTTATGCGCTGTATGATCTCAGACATAACAGCCAGCTCCAGCGCTGTCATAGTGCGCTCTAATGGTTTGGGCAACTTCTCCAGTTCTTCGGGTGTCATGGCATCACTCCTCTACCAATACAGGCTCCGGCAGGCTTTTAGCAGCCTCCTCCAATGTCTCGCCGTACCACTTACTGCGGTACTCAGCCAGAGACATCACGCCCATAGCCACATCCTGCCGGTCTGTCTGGCGTTCTTCTTCTGCGTCCACAATGATGCTGTCATCCCATACAAAGGATACCTGATAATCATTTCCCGGGGGGATCAGGCCGTACAGTGCAGCCCAGAAGTTCATAGCATAAACTAAATCTTCCAGAGCACGCTGCAAGGCCATCTGTGTATCAGAAACAAACGTGTACGATCTCTGTTTGCTGACTTTGATCTCTGTAGCTGTTTTGTCCACATTCTGAGGGTCTGACAGAGTGCCGTATGCCAAGTTACAGGCAAACTCAATCAGTCTCAGCTGGGCGTTGAATCCATTAAACAGAGCTGTGTCCCGAATCTCCGGAGAGAATACATCGATAAGCGGCTTATCCGTTGCACCGGTCGCATAACTTACTCTGCGGTATAGCCTCTCTTTGCCTCCTGGATATTCAAACTTATTCTGGTCTGTATTGTATTTTAACAGGCTCTCCGCGATATGTACTGCAAGCTGCGTGCCCTCATACTCCCAGCAGATGTTTGAATACCGCTGATCTGCTTCTGCTATCAGCTCGTCTGCCCTGGAATATACCGATACCCCCAATGGGCTGTCTGTGTCCTCTGTATTTGCCATAGGAACCCTGAAATATCCAAACAGGAGCCGATCTGATCCTGCAAGCGAAAGCTCCGGCACCAGCTCAGACCATCGGTCAACACTGCTGACCTCTATTTCTGTCCCCAGGCTGTAATCATTGGTTGCCACGAAAGCCCTGTTCGTGATATGGATCATATCATTCTGTAGCGTGTGTACTTCCAGCCGGGTATATATCTTTTTCCCTTTTCGGAACTGCTCTGTGAACACACATTGCTGGATCCGGCCCGAATCATCAAAGGACAGAGGAAAAAAGCTGTCTGCCTGCACATACTGTATGGACAGACCTGTCTTTGTCATATACGGCTTAAGGATCAGGCCGCCTTTTGCGCATCCATATTCCACATAGCGCCTCAGATCAGGCAGCACTTTCCTCTGGTACTCCTGATTCAGATGGGCAGCTGCTTCCCCTCCAGTAATCTCGGACTGCATTTCCAGTGTCACCAGTCTGGCAATTTCTGAGGCGATGGCTGCCGGGATCTGTGCACTTTTTGTCTTTTTCCGGTCAACCCATGGAGCATGGTTCTCATACATAGCTGTCCATAACTCAATCGCCGCCGCCATCTGGGAGGTCAGGCATACATCCACCTGCGTATCTGCATCTTTGTTTAAAACATCTGTAATCAGGCTCAGCATCTTTGTAAACCGCATTGCTGCCACCTCCTATCCATATTTGATCAGACGGCTGATCAGCCGCTCAAAGGTATATTCAAAGCTGTCCAAGCTGTCAATATCACTGGTGCCATCATCCAGCCGTACATTCTTTGTCAGCTCCTTAGGATCCCATACCGCCGTACTCAGAGCGTTTACCAGGCTCTGGCACTCATCCTGGACATAATAAAAACGCCCCTGTGCCATCAGAATAGCGGTAGCGTTAATCCTGTCATTTACTTCTGTCTTCAGCGCATTTTCCACCCGGACCCATCCAAGGCCATGCTTACGCAGGCTGCTGCGGATCCCGGCGATCAGCGTCTGTTCTGCGCTATCTGCATATACAATCGTCACATACCCATATCGGCTGATGATCTTCTGACAGAAATCGCAGAACCGTTTCCCCAGCATATCCGGATCGATCTCAATCTGATTTCCTCTCTCATCCTTGCAGCCGATCCACTCAGAAGCCAGAGGGATTACGTTCTGATACCCTCTGGTAATGGCCGTCGCTGTGAAGGAGTGGCCGGAGCTGCTTCCACCAAAATCAATGCCTAGGTTGATCTCCATGATGTCCTTCGGTTTACTCTTAAGCCGGAAGGAATACTGCCCTGTGCTGACGTCATCAGCAAACCGGCGGTAGATCAGGCCATTCGCCACTACCCGCATTCCTTTAATGTCCCGCAGATACCAGATACTGTTCTTATCGTATCGGCTTTCAACCTCCCTCAGACGCTCCTGGGTAATGTTTATGTTATCATAAATGGTACAGTGCATATAATTATACCCACCGGGAAAGTCCCCTGCGTCTGCCTGCTTCTGGTATTTGTCTATATACTCAGAGTAAATCGGGGCCCTGGGGTTATCCGGATTCAGGTCCCAGAAGATTTTCAGACGCTTGGAAGCCAGCTGGCGGTTAAATGCCTCTTTGATGGTGTTATCATGGTGCAGGTTAATCTCTGTTGCGATCCACATCCCGTAGGAATTACCACGAATCTTCTTGTAGCTGTCTTCCTTGGCGCCTCCGGCAAAAATGATGATTTTCTGCTTGTTTTTGGTAGCCGGGCCTTTAATAAACAGAGCTTCATTGTCCTTATATTTTCCCCAATGGCACTGGCCACGAAAGATCCATTCAAGACCGAAACCATTTGCATCACCGATATTCAGTTTCGCATTTCCCACTGTGGATCCGGTCGCCAAGTGGATCCGGTCCGGCGTTGTTTTCAACTCGTAGGCAAAAGCGAAAATATTATCTACAGTCTTTCCTGCCCGGACAGCCCCTTCAGCCACGTTGTAGGAACAGAAACGACATTTACGGATATACTCCTTATGTTTCTCCCCGAAGTTAAAATGGATGCTCTTTTTACGGGTATAGTTACTCACTGCCGTAAATATCACCTTCTATCTCGTCCATATCCTCAATCTCCTGATTATTGCCTGTGAGCTTGTCTGTCTGGGCATGGAGCTGGGCAATGCGGGCTTTCTGCTCCTCGGTGGCCAGATCCATGTGATTCGCCAGCCAATCCAATGCCCTCATACGGTCAGCCAGTTTTATACTTGCCCCATCTTTGCCCTGTTTCACCTCAGTAATCAATGTACCGTCTACCTCCGCTGATTCCCGGAAGCGGACTGTATTGACCTCTTTCATCAGTGGGGTTTTCTCTCCTGTCTCCGGATCTTTTATCTCCACCGGTCCAAAAGCCCCCATAACCTGGATTTCCTCCCGGCCAAATTCTACATAGTCCGTAATGTCTGCAAATGCAATATCCATGTACTTCTGAAAGATATCGTGCTCATCCAACAGCTCACGATTAAGCCTACTTTGTTTAAGACGCATGATTTCGTCACGCACTCCATCATTCTCCAACAACCGATACCCTATTGATGCAGCCGTATCATAGCTACAGCCATATGCTTTCTGATACGCTTTGGTCGCATTAAAACATCGGACATAATGCAAACAAAAAAGCCGCTGCTTGTCAGTGAGTTCGAGGTTTTCCATAACCTGTTCCACATCCTCCGCAATGACCTTTCCTCTTTTCTGCTTTCTGTTCGTTTTATTTGCCGAACGCTCATTATTTTTATCCGAACGCTCGCCATCCCACTTGTAAGTGGATTTCCATCGGCGAACCGTTCCTTCCGGCAGGTTTAGTTGACTTGCAATCTCAACTAATTTTGTTCCCTGAAGGTACATGGCTTTCGCCTGTGTAATTCTTGAATCTGGCGCTCTGGCCATGCTGTCTCACCTCGATTCGTCGTTTTTGGAGTATAGAAAAAGAGATAGCCGAAGCTATCCCTTCAAATCTTCCCCTTTGAAAATTGATATATTTTAACCCCTGCATAAACTACCAAAATTAAAATCGCTAGTGTTCCACCAACAAAATACATTGTTGGATGTTGATTAAGAGTTGTATATATCTTGCTACTAAATCCTTCATGCTTTATATAATATGCCCAACAACTAAATAGCAGGATTGTAATCATCACCCAATTACACCACCAAATCAATGGGTATTTCTGCACTAAATTAGCATTCACATCTTGTGACGATTTAATATTTAATCCTGTTAACTTGGCAATAAAAAACATAAATACATATACCAAATTCATAATACAGAAACACCAAATCGTTCCCACTATCATCAGTTTAGTAACTGGTATATCTTTTGCTCCCAAAAAAATATTATCTAATGAACTAATTCCGCCAAATACAATAAAAGATAAGGCCGTGAAAATGGACACAAGAGAAATAAGTTGACCATTCATATCTTTGGTGAGCTTTGCTTCAGCCTCCTCCATTTTTTTATCAACTACCCTTGAATAATCTTCATCTGTCATTTTAAATAGAGAATATTGTCGCTTTGCAAGATTCATATGATCCCATAATTTTAATACAGTACGTTTTGTCCTATCATACGGACTTTTCTGATTCCTATGAACCGGCTTCCATTCATAATCCAACGCAAACTGTTCTCCATATATGTAATTAATAACCTTATCTAAATTTGTTTGCATTGTTCCGAATGTTTCTTCATTTTTAAGAGAAAAGATATAATTCGTTACATTAGTATATAATAATCTATCATCTTTGTTAATATATTGATGCAATATATCAAAGAATAGTTTTGAATCAAATTCTTTTGAGTCTTTAGATAATCGCTCACATAAATCATCTACTGCATTTTCCATTTCGCGAATATAATCAGATGTCGAATTTGACTTTCCTTCTTTTCTTTTATCCCACTCAATCATTTATTAATCCTTTTCGAAATATTCTTTTATAGCTTTCTTTTCGATAATGTTATTGCAATACTTTTCGTATGCATTGCACCATGGATCTTGATTGTGAGTTATCTCAACCAATGTCGATGCCGAATATTGTGCACATTGATCAACCATTTCATTGATTAACAATTTATCCTTCTTTAAAATCATTTCTTCAGCGTTTCGACATACAAATTTAGGGATATCAGAACTTCCAAAAACCTTAAACTCATGATACACCTCTGGCACTACGGGGCCGAAATCCCAAGCTTCAATATCTTCTTCAAAACAAGGAATTCCTATACTAACTAGAAAATTCGCCTGAACAAAGTACAATATTTTTTGTAGCTTCAGATTGCTAATAGAATAGCCTTGTTTTTTACAATACCAGATAATGTATCTTGCAACATCAATAGCACTATACATAGTATTACCTCCCAGTAAATAAAGCAAAAAACTTGAATATAATGCCTATTATATCCAAGTCTACTTTTTGTCAATACTTTATTTACATTTAGTATATGCTATTTTATACAAAAAATCCATTGACATTTTATATAATTTTCAAATTAACTTTTTATTCTATTTTAAAAGAAAACAAACCCCCACACACAAGGATGTCTCTCTGCGCCTGGAACGTCTGGGTGGAGATTCCTAAACCAGGCCAACGGACCCTCCAGGAATCGAACCTGGGACACGGTGGTTAACAGCCACCTGCTCTACCGACTGAGCTAAGGATCCGAAGAAGGGGGGGGGCGTCCAGCCCTGGGATGGAACCAGAGCCAGACGAACCGGCCACCCGGCTGTAACACCTGGCGGCCGACATTTCGGTAAGTATGAAAGCCGCCGGCTGTATGCCTTTGGCTTCATGGTACACTATAACATTTTGAAGTGGGACATTCAGGACAAATGGGACAAATTTTAAGCCACTTCCAAAAATCTCTGAAATTCTTTTTTAACGCTCTCTCCCGTTGCCCTTCTTCCCATTCGCATTGCAACCTGTTCCCAAGTCATATCCTCGAACACTCTGTACCTGATTATCCGCTGCATTCTGGGCGAAACTGTATTGAGCCATGCTTCCACCTGACGCTTGATCTTCTCTGCGTTCCGGATCCGCTCCTCCAGCAGCACTTCCATACGATCCAGCTCATCCGGATCCTTAACAGCTGCATATCCAAGCCCCTCCAGATGATAGGTCTGTAACGTGTAAGGGAACTCATGCGCAGAGCCCTTAACACTGTCCTGCTGGATCTGGCTGCGGCGCTTCCTCAGCTTCCGGATCTCCTCCTTGGTGTCCTTAATCAGCTCGCAGGCATCTATGTACTGCTCCAAAATCTGCTTGTCCAACGGTATCACCTCCTCGCCCTCAAAATCCTCTGTCTGGCCTCATCCCACTCAGCCGCCCACATCTCTGTTTCTACTCGGACAATCAGGTACCGCTTCTGGTACAGGATTCCCATGTCGCTGTACTTATCGACCTGTGGCCTGCACTTCCAGCCGAATCTCTTTTGCAGTTCAATCCCGCTGTACCGTCCCACAAGCTTCCCGCAATCATACAGGTCATAATATACTGGTGCCGGCATAACATCACCTCCAGATCATCAGCACCGCCATCAGGGAGCCCCAGACCATCAGGTAATCCCAGCGGTCTATATTGTGCCATATCAAATTGATTGTCCCCGTTATGGCCCACGTGATAATCACTACGCTCTTAAGTACATTCACGGCCATACCCTCCCTGTCTTTTCATCTCTCAGACGGATCGTGTCTTCCACATGATAGCCCATACACTTCGCAGTAAAGAGCATCATGCGGACAGCCTTGCGGTAATCTTCTGGCGGCCTGTCCGCTTCCCGGATCGCAGCTCCGGCGGCTGGATCCGGATATCCTTCTTGATTCTTGTACATTGTGCTTTCTCCTCTAAATATCAGTTTTATAAATTACCACGAACCAACAATTCTAACACTTTTGCTGGCAATGCTTTCTGGACTTCTTTTTCTACCAGTTCCGCAATATGATCTTCAAACGATAACTTCTCCAATTTCTTTGCTACGACATAAGCAATCGTGTCGTCTATTTTTTCAAGTTTTCCATTGATTGCAACCTCCAAATCATAGCTCGATACGCTGATTTTTCCGATTTGCTCGGCAATCTGCCCATCTATTTGCTTTTTAATAGCCGCTTCAAGCCGATTTGGGTTGGGGTTATATGGACTTCGATACTCCCAATCCTCAGCAGTTTTGCCAGCAATTCTAGCTAATTCCGTTTCAAGCGTTTCGTGGAAAAATTCTCTAGTCTTTGACTTAACCGCTGCTTCTATAGCTTTTTCAATTTCCTGCGAAAGGATTTCATCATTACTTAAATCAACAGATATATTAATTCTCGGCATATATTCCCCTGCTTTCCTAAATTTTAATAACGTACAGCTTGAATCACCGTGGTATGCCTGGCATTACAAGGTTTTGGCATTACATCATTCTCTGCAACCATCCACGCAATTGTCCCGTCATACTCGATATCCTGCGCATCTGCATAGAAATCCACCTTCTGCACCCATCTTTCGCCTGTGAAACATACCCTAGTGATCCATATCTCACAATCCTCCTTTGGTAATTTGTCTCTGAAATCATAATCAATCAGTACCCATCTATTCATGATCTACCTCCATCAAATCTTAATTTAACTCGACTTTAATTCGTTTTAACTTGATACAACAACTACTTGTTTAATACCACAACTGTTTACTACAACTAACGTCTTAATCTTCCCAACTAAATTTTTCATGCCATATCTGCTTTTCTGGAAGCTGTTCAAAGGATTCCCGGCATATTTTTGCCGCTCCTTTCCATCTGTGACCCGGCCTCATATCTCCCAAAACCGAACAGGTGCAGTAATCATCCAGATCAAGCAGCTTATCACATCTACTGCACTGATACGCTCTCATTCTCTCTCCTCCCAATCCTCACAGCAGTGGTCGTAATCCGTCCAGTCTGTGCAGTAATCACTCTCACCATTTACGCATACCCAGCCGTCTGAAATATCCTCATGGCTGTGCCATCTGCAAGTTCCACAACACTCTCTCATCATTGCACTTCCTCAGCTTTATCTTCTCATTTTCTGTATCCCAGAAATCAAAGCTTTCCGGTTTTCTGCTGCAATTACATCTCGGATCGATTCTTCTGGAAACGGGATTTGATAGGTTCGCTCCTTTATCCGGTTTACAATCCGTTCATCATACCGCAAATCCTCCAGGTTGGAATTGCTGGTAAAAATCGTCGGCAGCTTATCCTGATACCGCCCGTTGATAATGGCATAAAACCGTTCTCCTATCCAGTCTTTTGGTACCTCTGCGCCAAAATCATCAATCACCAAAACATCTACGCTTGCAAGTGCTGACAAAAGGCTGCTCTCGTTTTCATCTCTACTACTCCAGGATGCTTTGATTTCGTTGACGATTTGCACGGAACCTGCAAATTTTACCTGCATCCGGTATTTTTTTATCAATTCATTTGCGATACTGGCTGCCATCCTTGTTTTACCTGACCCTTTTGTATCAGAGTACAGGTACAGCCCCATTCCAGCAGCTTTCATATCCTCCAGGTTATCCAGATAATATTTAATCGCAGAACACGCCTGCCTTATCGTTTTCCTGCTGTCCTCTTTCTGGTATACGTCTAAGCAGAATGTATTGAGCTCCATGTTTGCGAAAGCCTCTGGAAGATTAGCAAAAGACAGCTTGCGCTCCATAATCTGGCGCTCTATTAGACCGCACTCACACCGACGTCCATACTCTATTCCTTCCGCATCGCGCCAGTACACCCAGCCGGTTCCATGACATTCAGGACATTCAGAACCCTGTGAAATCTTCCCCGGCATTTTCAAGATAGTTTCCTGCCTCTCTGTTCTTATCCGGCTTATCATCTTCTCCAAAGCATCCACCTTTTTCCCTCCTCTCCCGTTTTGCGGCGTCAATGACCCACTTCCTAATAGCCAGGTAACTACTCTTGTGCTTGTACCCCTTCATTTCCACATACTCATCCAGGTACCGGACGGCATCTGTGGTCAGGGAAGTTCCGTACTCGCTGGTCAGTTTTTCAAGCTCCTGGTCTGTCAACAGGACATGACCGTACTCACCATGCTTATGTTTCACCTTTGACGGGGCGGTGGGTTCTTTTGATACGTTAGTATCTTTCTTATTGTTTTGTTTTTGTTTATGTTTATATATGTCTGCGCTTTGTGCTTCACTTTCTACTACAGGAAATACTTCACTTTTTATTTCGCTTTGTACTTCGCTTTTTACTACGTTTTTGAAAGTAAAATATACCATTTTATATTTATTAGGGCTTCCTTTTCTGCCCTTCTGGTAGATGATCCGGCCAGCCTTTATGAGCTCGTCCCTCGCCTTGATAAATGTAGCTTCTCGACTCATTGACATGGCTGCCATCAATCTCAGGTTATCTACTGTAACCCACTCGCTCCACCCGCTCCGGTTGAAATAGTTCATCATCTTGTACCATAACAACTGCGACGGGATCGGTAAGTAGTTAGTTTCGAGCCATCGTTCGAAGGCTATGATCTCTGCCAGGTAATTGATCTCCATGTAGGCTGTCACCTACCTCTCTTTTGCTTTTAATTCCCTCCAGGCCTGAGCGTCCCTGTATAACCCGATCCAGTCCACAAACCGCATCGTCACCAGCCATTCACACCGGTCACGCCGATGGAATACTGCCGGAAGAAGCCCTTTTGCGGCATCCCTTACCGCCTGTGATACTGCATCTAAAAGATTCAGGCGCTCCACCCGCTTGCACTCTATATGGATGCCCGGGAGCCCTACCACGTCCGCATCACCGGAGGTCCCGCAGTACTGCTGGCCTCTGCGGCAGTCATAACCGTACTCCCTCAAAAGCCCTGCCAGCTCACGTTCCCCACGCTTGCCTTTTTCTCTTTGTGATTTTCCCATGCTGTTACCTTTCAAAAAATGGGGCGGCGGTCAAAAGGTACAAACCCAGCCGCCCCGGCCAACACCTCTGGTCATTTAATACCGTGACATATCAAATCCCACCAAAAGGTATGTAACTATATTTTATTTTTGGAGGAACCACCTCCTTCCCTTATCCAAAGAATGCACTGGCAGCATCCTGAGGCTGTGGCGCCGGCTGGGATGCTGGCTCAGGAGCAGAAGGCCGCACAGGCTCTGACTGCTCTATTGCCTTCTGCGGCTGAGGCTCAATAATATCGCCTGCTGTGTAATCTGGATCAACCGCTCCGACTTCCTCTGCCACATACATTCCTGCAAACGTCTTTGGAAATGCCTCGCGGAGAGCCTGCACAACCGCAACTTTTCGGATCATGGTTGCAGGCTTTTTCGACCACTGGGAATTCAGGCTTCCATCCTTCTTCCGTCCCGCATATTCATCAAAAGCAACTTCAATGCGGAAGCTGTGACCCCTGTCCTTGCGGAATACTTCTGCATATCCCCCGACCAGTTTCTCACCATCCAGTTTCAGAGTTCCCTGACGGTAAATGATCTCCTTTGTCTCTTCCTGCTGGACGATAATACCGGCCTCCATGCCGTCATAGTTTTCGTTGGATTCTGCCCGCTTAAAATATGCATCTTTACCTACAACCAAAGTCGCTGGCTCGTTTCCGTACTTAATGCAGTACGCTTCACGGAGCCAGGGATTCAGGCCGGTAAAACGGCACAGGTTGATGAACATCGCCACTTCCTGATCGGATACCCGATCCTTGTCCCCACTTACCAGATAATTTTTTACGGTTCCGGGGGTAAGCGTTACCTCCATCCCGTTTGCCATGTATTTTGTTACCTCTACCTTTTGTACGGGCTTCTTTGCCAGACTGTTATTTACTGCCATGATTCCTTTACCTCCTTAATTCTTCGGCACCGGCTCAAACCGGATGCCGTTGTCATTTAAAAATGTTTTCAGCCTCATTAACTGCGCCATGGTGGCATATACCCGGAAGTCGATCACATTGACCGGATTCTCTACCGTTTCCATCTTCTGGGGCATCTCCTTGGGCGGCTCCGGTTCGGCTGCTCTTCCAGCCTGCATAACCCGGTCGGCCTCTGCCTTTCGGGCGGCCTCACGTTCTGCCTTTCTCCGTTCCTGTTCTTCCATGTACAGGCGCCGGTTCTCCGCTTCCGCCTCCAGCTGGTTCCGTTTTGCCATGGCGGCGCCGATATCATAGGTCTGTAAAAATACCTGCTTCATATCCCCAGCATAAGGGCTGTCCACCTCATTCAGGATCGCCAGACCCTCATCTACCTTCTGGATCAGTGCAAGGATCTCCTCTTTGATGGACTTCATGGTAGTGGATGCATTGACATACTGGGGCTTCATCACCCGGTCAAAGGGGAGGCACTGGCCGATATCATGGATATTGGCCTCATAGAACTCCTTGATCTTTGCTGTCTTTTCTTCCCTCTGGCGGCTCTCATAATCCTTGATCTGAGTATCAATCTTATCAATGGCACCCTGGACGATCCCGGTCAGCTCCTTGATCTGCTCACCAAACAGCTCATCCGGTTCCAGAAGCTTCTTGCGGATCGCAGTCCGCTCTCCCTTCACAGCCTCTACAAACTTATTCAGCGTGGCCCGGTCGGCCTTGGCTGCTTTGATGGTTTCATCTGTGTAGACGGTTGCAGCATATTCCTTAGCTTTGGCTGTAACCTCTTCCTTCAGCTCCTCGAAATTCCATTCGATCTTCTTTAAATATCCGCCTTCCTGCGGATTATAGATTTTTAATTCCATACGTTCCTCCTCTGCCTTTATATCGTCGGGAGAAGCAAATCCGGCCTGTGGCCTTCCACTACGCAAGTCCAGAAACGCTGTTCTGCTTCCACCAGATACCGGATATCCTCTTCAACTTCTTTGCGTTCAATAAAATAATGCTTGACGGTAATCCGAAGTTCCCCATGCCATTCACTCTTAAGCTGGGCCTTCAAAACTGCAAAATCATACTCTGTCACTGCCAGATAATGGAGCACCTGGCAATAATAATTGTCCGGTATCTTACCATTCCATTTTTCACGCTGCATACTCTGTAGAATATTAGTGGTCTTGATTTCCAGTATCCCGCTCCGTCCCTGCTCATCCACCAGCTCACCATCCAAAGAAGCATGCATCCACGGGTACCGGTCGTTGATGAACATATTATCTTCATCGTAGAATACCTGATATTCTGGGAAATCCATGGCGAACAGTGCCCGCAGATGTTTTTCTGCTTCTGTGCCGTACCGGACATAATCCTTATCTGAAATATCCTCCGGCATCACCAGCCCCATCTTTTCTTCCCACAGCTGCACGTTGTCTTTGTACGGGTTCATACCTACACAGGCGCTGGCATCCGACCCGCCGATATGGTTCTTCCGGCCCTTAAGCCATTCCTCCCGGCTGGCAAATATATGCTTAGTGACTGCCATCCGCAGCACCCTCCCTCCTCATAATCTTTCCGCAGTTCGGACAGGGTGTAATCTCCCCAAGGAGGAACCACATCCGGACACCGCAGGAGCAGGACAGGAAGTAAACAGGAAGTAAAACGGGGATGTAATCCTGACCTGGCTGCCGAGGTATGTACTGGGGCGGGTCATTTTGACAGCCTTTCCAGGCATTTCTTCTTCGCTGCTTTTTCCACGATATGGGTTAATTTCATCAGTGCATGCGCAGCTCCTAAATCATTAACAGCCACATGGCTAACTGCATCCACCATACTTTTAGCAAGGTATTCAATAAGATCATCTGAGGATATGTTTCCTCTCTCACCTATGCAGATTACCGCTGCTTCCACTCCATCCTTCTCCTTATTGTCTGTCAGGCAGATTGCAAAAGCGATCTCACTTTCAACTGTCCTTTTGGCCCCATTGTATGAAATTGTTGTGTTTACCATTGATTTTTCTCCTGTTCTCCCTCATAATAGAGGGTGTTGTATTATTTTCCGGATCTGTCACAGTTGCCGCTGTGCAGGTCCTTTTTTATTCTTTTCCTCTCCCTCATATTTCTATAACCGTCCGTGTTTCCTGATCGTAGATCAATCTCAGTTTGTCCCCATTCACATCTGTCAGCTCTGCTTCATTCTAGCTCTTCATCTCAAATGATATATTGTCCATCACAAGGCCTCTCTCTTCCAGTTTTTCCAGATGTTTACGGATCTTAAATTCCGCTATTGTCTTTGCTCCTCTAACCATCCTTTTCTCACCTCCCCTCACAGTGTTATCATCCCGGAAGCCACCAACAGCAGCACCGTTTCCATCCCCAGAAGGAACGCCATCACCGTAGACAGCCCGCCAAACAACCGCACATCCTTATGGCTCTGCCTGAGCTGCTCCCCGGCAATCCGGCCTAGCTTGAGGATCTGCTCCTCTTCCTCCTGAGTGACTACAATGCCCTCCGCTGGGGGCTGATACTTAATTGCTTCTGATTGCATGATTCCCTCCTTCTTCCGGCTGTGCCACCGGATACTTCTCTATAAATTGTTCCAGATCCGAACCCCGGATCTTTTTCTGCCCTAATAACAGGTACGGCAGCTGTCCGGTGTTTATCAGTTCATATACCTTTGAGGTATTGACCCGTAAAACCTGGGACGCTTCCTTGACCGTATATAATGGTTGATAGGGTGCTACCATCTTTTTTCACCTCCCTTGTCATTTCTTCCCCTCTGCCCTATACTGTACTCACAGGCCCCGCCAGGCCAAGTACAAAAGAAAGGGCATTATTATGAACACAGATTACCAATCTCTCATAGCCGCAATTTCCGCATTTCAAAATTCTTTAGAAAAAATGAATGTGGATTTGACCGCTGCCTACTCCCCCATAATTCAATCCATTTCACAAATGCAAAGTATACTTGCTTCTGCCATGTATCCACAGGCAATCTTAACCACTCGAATGCAAGATATGTTAAATACTTTGCTGATACCTATTCATGAAATGCAGTATTCTGTGAATGTATCAATTGCAAATAGTATTGCTAATTCTTTAACTGCTAACGACTCTGTTATCCAAGATTTAACAAAAGATATTCAGAAGAACCTTGTTAATTTTAGCTCCCATATCTCAACTGCTTTTTCTTCGATATTGGAAAATATTTCATTTCATCAGGAATATGTAGAAGTGCCTGAATATTTATACTCTTTGACTATTCATGAGAATGAATATCCACAAGAAATTCCTCTTACCGTTGAGACCCCACTTCCAAAACGACGTATAACGCTGGAGTTCTTTTTAAGTTGTATATTACCGAATATAATTGCTTTATTCAGCGTGTGGCTGACCATCTACTATCACAACATAGATGCATCTTCTCAAAATACCTCTGCACAAGCTGAAGCCGCTATGTTCGAAAGTTACACTGAATCGTTGAATCGCCTTAATGACTCTGTATCTGCACTCAACGATTATTTAGTATCTCAGTCAAAGTTGTCTCCAGATTCATGTTCAAGTGTTGCAACAAATTCAAATGCTGTTCCTGCAGCAGCTGAATCTGATTCCGCAACTGCTGGTGAATCTGAAAATCTTGATACGCCCCAACAGCCTGATTAATTGATATAACCGCTATTGCTATCCAAACCATAGTGATATGCGGTTTATTTTTTTCTACCATCTCTCTCACCTCCCGTCCTCAGTCTCTTTTAATAGTTCCTCACCCTTACGCTATCCCTAAATTCATCTGAGAATTTGCTTCGCTAATCAGCTCCTCTAAATAAGTGGGAACCTCATAGCAGTCAATCAGCTCATGGGCGTCTGCTATGTACTTCCGTTTCAGCGCTTTGTATGACTGGGGCCGGCCACTATCATCGTAAATTCCGAACTCCCTCTTGACCTGATCGTAAATATCTCGGTACACCTTGGAACGGATTTCTGTATCCTTATAAGCTTCCGACTGCTTTCCTCCTAATACGGCTACGCCCTTGCGTTTTACATGACTGGAAAGCTCATCTGCTTCAGAACCGTACAGAGGGATGTCGTACTCAAGTCTATCCATACGCTGCTCCATCTTGACTTGTTTCTGATCGATCATCAGAATGGCTTTCATCTCGGTGGACATATTAGGCATCTCATAGGAACCGGTCTTGCGGAGGGTGGGAAGAACTTCATCAAATACCCAACTTTCAAAGCGTTCTGCGGACTCCAGCTTACTGTGAGTAATAAGACGGTACATATCACCTTCACCAATAAAGTTAACATCTTGCATCTTACCACTGATAGGGGTAGAACGTTTCGTTATAGCCCTACAATGGTCATTGATTGCTTTATTAGGATTTGTATATCCCAACGCTTTTGCCACATC